CTCCGCGTTATGCTTCTTACTTAACTTAACTGCCAGTTTTAATGCTGCGCTTTTTGTTTTTCGTTTGTGCCATTGCAGTATGTCAGTACCGCCGTCAATGCTACAAACTTCAATTGAATAAACCATAGCTTTATTTTTATCAATGAACTTATACACAAATATAAGCATTAATTAGATACAAATATAAATTTTAACAAAAAATTAACAATTTTAACTAAATTTTAACAACTTGATTAGCTTTTAATCAGTGGCTTGCTTAATTTCTAAACACTTTTTTTTGTAGGTGTGTATTATGTACTTCAATTCGTCGGGTGTGTACTTGCGTGTTTCGTGGGCTTTTTCGTGTAACTCTAGCAGACGTTCAGGGCCTATTCGCTTTTCTATTCCTATTTGGTATTCTAATAAGTTCCCGTGTTTGTATCGGTTGCACGTTACACATTGAGCATGCACGTTGTCTTCGTTAAACGTAACGGCTTTGTGTCCGCCCATGCTAAAATAATGCCCAGCGTCGTATTTTTCGCCTAAAGAACCGCCGCAACTTACGCAAGGTTTTCCTTGATCGCGAAGACGGACAAACGTATTAAATACCTTTTGGGCTTCTTTAAGCCAGTCCGTTGTCGTTTTAAGGTCGTTTTTTAGCTTAGCCTTAGTCTTTTTCCATTCCTTTTGCTTTACGTCTTCTACAAAGGCTTTTATACATTCGTCTTTTAAACAAAACTTTTGGTTAAAGCGGACGGGTTCGAACTTGTCTTTGCAGTTTTTACAACGTGGCATCGATGTAATATTTTTTGTATTGGTCTTTCTTTACTTCTACTTCTAATTTACGCAAGTCCCTAATGTAAGAAGATGCCCACTTAGGATGGACGCTTAACAAGTTGGCTATTGACATCAAAGGGCGTGGCTTTTCTTGCAAGAAAGGTATTAAAAGCAATATCTTTTTTTGCTTAGGTTCGTAGAGCTTGTCGAATTTTTGTTGGTTCATAGGTTATTTTTTTCGTTTTCCTGTAATTTTTCTGCCATTACTTTAGACTCCATAAAGCCAGCTAAAAGACCCGTGTACATAAATACGCCTAATTCGTCTTGCGTTTCTAAACATCTATTTACTAGTTCTATTTTTTGGTCTAGTTGTTCAATGAGCATTTGTAGCGGTGTTTTCATAGTTCTACATCTTTAAATTTTAGTTCGTTTTTCAGTTCGTCGTAAGCTACCCTTAATTGCGCGTTGCGTCTAGCTAATTGGTTTAATTCACGGTTAAGACTTACTATTTCGTTTTGCATTTCGATTAAAACAAGTTCGGTTTTTAGTAATAGTTCTTCGCTGTCCTTACCGCCGTTAATGTAGTCCTTTGCGTCTGGTTTGTCCTTTTCGAGTTTTAAGCGTACGTTTTTAATTCGTTCGCGGACTACCCAAATAGTGTTCTTAGCCCATAAAATTTTCAAGTCTAATTGCATTTTAAAAAGGTTTAAAGTTTCGTAATTTTTCACTTGTCGACATAAGGCCGTCGGTTATTGTTTTTTGTATGTCTTTGGGTCGGTGTTTTTGTAGAGGATCAATGCCGTTAATTGTAAAGCCCAAACCGCTATTAAAATCAAAAACTATTGGGTAGTCAATTTCGGTATGTTTGCCGCCAGTTTCGGTGTCCTTAACTTTTTCGACGTTAACCCACGTTTTAAATTTATATTCGGGGTGTTTAATTAGGCGGTGTATTACTAACATGTCATCGCATCGGTTTAAGAAAGCCTTACCGCCCTCAACGTGGTCTTTTAAAGGTGCTTTTAAATGCCCTTTTAGTTCGCCATCGGTGTATAGGTTACCACTACGGCCGCTTTCAGTATTCGGGTGCGTGTTTATGTAGATAGTCATTCCTGTTTTATTAACGAACTGACGGGCAGTATTCATAAATTCATAATTGCCAGCAAACGACATTTCGCGGTCTAGGCCCGTGAATGGATCAATAAGCCCAACTTTGCACCCACTTTGTGCAAATAACTCTAAAATGTCTTCGGGCTTGTACAAATTAGAGTTGTCAATGAACGAAAAGTATTGCTCTAAGTACGCAACGTCGCCCGCTATTTGTGAATGCGTTAATTTACTAAAGTGTTTACCTCGATACATTTGCACCATGTCGCGCAAAATTTGCCCCTTTTGGTTTTCACCCGACCAAATGCAAAAGTTTAAGTCATGCTTTAAAGCTAGGGTAAGAAAATACCAATTTATCCAGTACGTCTTACCTACGTTGTCATGTCCTAGAATTATGTTTAGTTGCTTAGGTTTAAATTTTAAGTGTTCGTCTAGGTAGCAGTCAAGCCCAAGACCTTGTTTTATTTTGCCGTCTCTTACGTCGAGTAAGTATTGCAGCGCGTCGCCTTGTTTGAGTAGCATTTTAACTGTTTTTTAGGTGTGCTAAGATAGCGTCACTTTCGGTTACTATTGTTCTGTCCGAGTATTTATCTAAAATGTCAGCCCTACTAAAGAACTCAGGCGTACAATATTGGTAGTTATTGTCTTTATGGTAGGCGTTAGCTTGGCAGTTTTTAATAGCGTTGTGTATGTCGTCTATTGTGTAACCTTCTTTTATACGTGCTTTATACGACCTTTTAACTTTGTCGTTCATTACTCTAAACTTCCTTTTAAAGGTAACTTGCAACATGTCAAGTAAAGACTGAAAGTCTATTATATTTATATCATTATCATTAACACTATCATTATCGGCATTTTTGGTAACCGCTGGCATATTTGGTATGCGGTCGCATGCGATGGCATCCCATCGCTTCTTTGCGTTTTCGCTATTACGTTGTCGTATACCTTCGTACTTTTCCAAGTCACGCTTTAACGTTTGTTTAATTGGTTCGAATACAACCTCAGTAAATTGGTCGCTTTCTGGGTTTTTGTCGTTAACGTACCTCAATACGTGTTTAAACAATTTTCCCGCTTGTTCGTCGTTTAGCTTTTCAATTGTATGAATCAAATCCACGTACAATAAAAAACTTTTCTTGTCTTTTGCCATTTGTTGTTTGTTAAGCATAAAAAAACCCTCATAAATCCGTAGGCTCTCACATCTACTTCATTACAAGGGTTAATAATACCTTTAGGTTCTATGGTGTGAGAGCGAACCATTCACAAATATAAACGTTTTATTCTAATAAAAGTTGCTTGTCTTGTAAAATTTCTTCGTAAAATCCCATTTTTATCCGTCTTTGTACACGTTTAAACGAGGCTAGGTTGTGGGCTTTGAGTATGTCCGTCTTTAGATTGTAGTCTTTTTGCGTCTTAAACACTTTCGATACGTCTGGTAACTCAGCGCCGTCTAGGTAGGCTTGAAGCGCGCACGTCTCAGCTACGTAGTCAACGTCTCGGTAACTAGTTAAGTCTTTGTGAACGCGTAACCCGTGTAAAATTGTAGCGTGGTTCTTGTTGAAAACACGGCCTATTTCCGAAAGGCTAAGCCCACAGGTACGTAATTCATTGTAAAGGTAATATCGTTTAAAAAGTAAGTCTCGGCGTCTAGACTTGTCTAGTAGTCCGTATTTTTCTATTAGTTCGTGTATTGAGGTAAGGCGGTTCATATTTGTTCAACTTTAAATTTTCCTAATTCGTAGCGTCCTGTTGCTAGTAAGTCTTGTTTTTTCCAATATGCTAGGCTTTGCGAGTTTAATACCCAGCTTTCGACGGCTTTAGATCCGACGAAGTAAGTTAGTTTCCATTTCATAAGTCTAATAGTTCTTTGTTAACGTTTAACCAATGGTCGTGTCCGTATTTTACTGGGTACGAATGCCAAAGCCATCTTCTAAAATTGTCGACCATAAGTAAAGCAATTTCTTTAGCTACTAATCTATTCTTAAACAATCCTTTTTCGTTTTCTTCTTCGGGTATTTGCATAAGAGCAATATTGTACAATTGTTCTGCGTGTTCTTTAGGTGTCATAATTGAGCCATTTTAATTTCACAAATTCGGTTATAAAGACCAAAGTTAAAGTTATCCCAGTACCTATTGAGTTGGTAGTCTCTAAATGAACCACCAAGTCCCCTCGTCGTTGTATTCTTGAACGTAAGCGTCTTCGAATGTGTTTGCTTCGTAGATTTTTTCAAGATAGTCGTCGCAGTCTCGCGTTTGTTTGATGGTAAGGATTTCATTGTAGTTCTTTTTAGTGATTTTGTAATTAGAATAAGAGTCGTAAATTTCTATTTCGTATTCGGCTAAGATATCGGCGTTCGTGTCCGTGTCGCCTTCGTCCCAAAGAGTAACAAATAAGTAGACAAAATTCTTGTCCGTGTCTCGGTAGACCTCAAAGTCTTTTAGTTCTGTAACAATCATCTTATTTGAATTTAGAGTTATAAAGGTGGTTCGAATACTTAGCGTAAGACTTTGGTAGTTCGTACTTAGGTTTAAAATAGGTTTGGTAGTTTCGTGTTTTTGCATCTTTGCGGTGCGGTGTAGCCGTCCCAAGTAAGTAAATAAAGAACATAGTCCCTAAGATAAATACTACTCCGCTTCCTAAGATTTGCTTTTCGTCCGTGTTCAAGTCCTTAAACAAAAACGAATATTTTTTAATTAACTTCATTGTTCTCAATTGTTTGTAATAAGTTTAATACTGAACCCCACGCTCCTAAAGCGTAGCGTGTATGGTTGTGGTCTACGCCGTATTGGCTTTTACATTCTTGCAAGTCTTTGTACAATTCTTGTTCTTGACTGCGGATAAGTTCTAAAATTTGTTCTTTGTTCATAGTGTTTTTGTTAAAAGATTATATGCAAATATATATACTATTTACAACATACCAAACTTTTTAACAACTTTTTTTAACATTTTTTTAGATTTCTTTATTTGACGGGGGTTGTGGACGCAAACTTTTTTCAAAGTTTTTTAATTGTATACCCGAAAAGGTGCAATATAATGTGCATTTAGTCGGAATATACCCGATTAGGTACGCAAATATTCGCAAATATCCTATTATAATACGAAAAAACCCCATCCGTATAGAATGGGGCGACCAACTTAGATTTACTTTATTTTGGAATTACTAAAGTAGTACAAATATAAAACAAAAAAGCCAACCCGAAAGGCTGGCTTCAAAACAGAACTATGAAAAAGTCTACTAATTTACTTAAAAAAGTATTCGTTTATTGATTTTGTTAATAGTCCGTAGTTAAAATGTATAAAACCAGAACGTCCTAGCTGAAAGTTTGTAGCCACCCAATTAGAAGACGGACTAAACGCGGGGTAATTATAATACTTAAAAACGTCCGAACTTGACGCGTCGAATAAGTATTGGTGTGAGTCGCCCTTTTCGAAAATGATTTCGTAGCCTTTATTAAGTAGGCCCTGACTATTCAAATAACCTACTATTTTGTTTACTTGGTTTGGATCAATCTTGGGTTTAAATCCGTGTTTTAAATTGTGCGTGTCTTTACCATGAGTAGAAACAAAGCAATAATTTCCTACTAGTTCCCAGTCAATGAACGACGTTTGGTTAATTATTTTAACGTTTTTTAGTTGCGTTTCTACGTAGTGTTTAACCGCTTGGTTGACGAAGTACGCAAAGTCCCCGCTATGGTTGTCATTGCAAACGCTTCTAAATACAATCAATTTGTAATGCGGTGCAAGGGATTCTAAAAGACGAACCTTAAACATAAAGGCCACGTCGAAGGCTTGTTGGTTTGACATGTTTTGAGGCAACGAATGACCGCCTCTAGTAGTTTGCCCGTTAAACCCATCTAAAAAGTCGCCTAGATCCGAAATGTAAAGTACATTGCTTTCTTGTTTTTCTAGGGTAAAGTTCACCATTGCGGTAAGACGTTCGAAAAGTATTGTTTCGTTCCATTCGGTTGGGTACATGTTACGACCCTTGTCGCTTGCGTCCATTCCTACGTGTACGTCGGTAAATACTAGCTTGTCAAATTCGCCTTTTAGTTCGCCTTTACGTAGCTTTTCAATAGCCAACGGCGCTACGTCTTCAAATAGTTTCTTAAAATCAATCTTATTAACGTCGAACTCGTTACCAAAAGACGGGTTCTTAAAAAAAAGACTGGCCTCTTTGTTCTTGAGCCAGCCATGTTTTACATCTTTTTCGTTAAGTCCTAAGCCATTGGCTTGGTTTTTAATTGCGCGGTATTGGTTTACTATGTCCGCTTCGTCTTGTTTTAATCTGTATCGGTATTGCTTCATAGAATAGTTTTAAAGTTACGTAGCAAGAACGCCGTAAACATTCCCACTACAAATCCTAAAACTAGTAATAAAATGTTAGGTTTAGGATTTTTGCGCTTTTCAGTTTTCCATTTGACTACCTCTACTTTTTCAATCATTCGTAGGGTATCTCGTTTTAGTTTGTACTCAATACGCTTCTCAAATCGCGTTTGAGGCACGAAAGAACGCTTGTAACGAACGATTGTATCTTTTTGGACTAATACCCTTTCCCACATAATAGAGTCCCTTAAAACGTACGGAATTGAGTCAACCGAAGTTATTTGAATTGTGTCCGCAACCTCCTCGCATTTGTAACCTTTTTTAAAGGCTTTACGGACGTGGTAATTTACCGAGCAACTTGTCGCAAGTATTGCCAATAAAAGCGACAAAATAACGGAACTAACCGCCAATCTCGAAGTGCATCCAGTCATAATTCTTTTCTTTACCGAGTGAAATAAATCCGTGTTTGTAGAAAATGTCAATCATTTGCTTGTACTCAGGACGTGCAAAGCGTGCAGTCTTACTTGTCTCTTTTAGAGTATTTCTCGCAGGGTCTAAGTCGATTGCAATGCCCCAAGCGTGCTTTGACCAAGACGTACCGCCTCGCATTTTACGAAAGTTAAAACAACCGCCGTAAAGGTCTATTCCTAATTCGACAAGGCGTTGGTATCCGTAGACCTCTAAAAGTTCGTTAAACACGTTTAAAAACGCATCTGCGACAAGTTTATGGCAACGCATCTTTGTTACCATTGTCTTAGTGTCCCAAGCTATACGCATTGGGTAGGGTAGTTTAATAGTAGTTAAATACGTTCCTGTCTCGTTGGGTTGTCCGTATTTTGCTAAGGCTTGAGCGGTTGTTATCATTTGTCTATTTTTTTACTCCATACAGTTAAACCTATTGCAGTTGCCGAATAAGTAAGTAACCCGACAAATACAAATTCGTGTACTTTAAACGGCTTAAATAACGGAAGCAAGGCGTAAAGAACCGCGATCCAAAACGACGTAAAAGCGGATAGTCTTTTAATTGACCATTTGCCGTTAGGCTTGAGTGTTTCGTTTATGAGTTCTTTTATCATTTGGCAATACGGCTAAAAGTTTTTCGGGTAGGTCTATTCGTGTTTTCGTAGCTTGTCTAAAGCTTTGAGTTTTGTAGCAGTCGTAAAGCGCCGTTTCGACTTTATTAAGTCGGTTGTCCGTATGCCACAACCATAAGCAAAGAACGCCAGTAACGCCATATTTTTTTACAATGGTAACGAACTCAGTCATTAGAAAACCATTACAGAATTATTATATCCGTTGTCATTGTAACGTTGTCCGCAACGTCCCCAGCAAGTACCTACGCAGTCACACGCTTCAATTTGTGGGCGCAAGTCCGTGTCTTTATTTGTCAAACTAGTAAACTGCGGGTAAAGATTTTTGTTAGCTAGTAGGTATTTAATCAAACGTTGTTCGTAGAAGCTGGCTTTTTGTGCGTAATGCTCCATTGAAAACGCAACCTCAGCGCGTGAAACGTTACCAGAATAGTCCCCGAATTGCGTTTGAATACCTTTGTTCTTAAGTTGGTACGAAAGACCAAAGACGGCGTCTTCTGCGGAACGCCACGCTACGACGGGTTGAATAAACTCTACTAGCGTTTCTTCGTCGTTAGTCAAAGTCTGCGTGTTGTACGCGTTAAGCATATACTTATAAAACGTTGTACCTAGAATTGGTTGAACTCTAAGGTCGCTTTGTGTAGCAATGTATGGAGTTACGTCTGTTACGTCTACGTTTGCCGTAATAGGCGTGTTCGTCTTTAGGTATGTTTCAGTTATAAAGTAGATCATATTGCGGCGGGTTGTTGACTAGGTACGACATCGCCACCCTCGATAGGCGGTAAGCTTGCAAGGGCGCGGACTTCGTTGGTTGTCATTGTGTTTAAGACTTTGGTAGCTACAAGCGGACTCATTGCGTTAAGTGCGTCTTGGGTTTTCGATGCGTCGCCCTCTACTTCTACAATTGTTTCGTTAATTATTTGGAAATTCTTAATTGTAAAGTCGGCCTTTAGTCTAGAAATATTTAAGAGTTCTTGAAAGATTTCGGTAACCATTTCGCGCAACGGAATAACGACGTTTTTCTCGAAAATAATGTAGGCTTGTTTAATGTCCGAACCATTACCCAAAGAACCCGACGTGCGAACGCCTAATAAAATAGGGTCGATTGTATGGGCAAAGCAAATTTGCTCGGTGTTTAAACCGCTAGCTTCTTGAAATAGTTTGTCGTTTTGGTTTGTAGGGATGCTTTCGATTTTCGGTAATTGATCCGCAGAGTTAGCAAAGAACGCCACGCCTTTACCAGCGTTGGCAGCTCCTTTCATGCGGTCGATTGTGTCGCGTAATACTTTCTTTTCTTCTTCGCTTTGCGGACGCTTAGGGAACATCATAGCAAAAGCAGGGAAAATACTATTTTGAATGTTCGACTTTGCGAAGTACGAAAGTTCGCCCGAAAGAAAAGCGAAGTTAAGGGCCGAAGTGTACTGCGGTAATGAGTAGTAATCTTGCCCGATGCTAGGTAATTCGTAGCTATAAAGCTGACATTTGTCCGTGTTTAGCGGGTGGTAAGGCTTTACTTGTTCTACGTCTATTCTAGAGGCCCAGTCGTCGCACAAATAGTAACAAGTTTTCGTATTGTTAATGCGGACTTTTTCGGGGCTTACGTTTTCGATTTTATGAAGCTTACCTTTTTCGTCAAAGTGCAACTTAAAATAAACGCGGTTGTGCATTACTAGTTGTTTTGTAACGGCTTTAACCGCTTTAGCCAACTTCATTTTCTTTTCCCAAGTGTAAAGGTCTAGAAGTTCTTGCGGTGTAAGCTTGTCCGTCTTTAATTCGTAGCCCGCGCCGATAGTTGCGTTAACTTTAAAGTCTACGATTGCCCCATGTAAAGGCGAAGTGTAGTAAAGTTGGTTAAGAGTTTCGGGAAAAAGGTTGTCTTGCCCAAATGGCACATAGCCAGCAATTTGGTAACGTCCGTTCACGTAAGGTAACGACAAGTCACCGCGTCCGATTTTACCAAAAGGAGTCGAGAAGCTTTGGTAGCCTTCTACTACTTCGGGTTTTTGTTGTCTAAATCTGTCGAATATTCCCATTTTATTAGTCGTATATACTAGAAATTGAACCGCCCGCAACTACTAAGCGCCCCGTTTCTATTAAATTAAGTCCGTTTGTTGTTGTGTTTTCGTCTACAATTATTTGCACGGGGCTTTCGTAAACTGAATATGTGTATTGCCCTCTTATGAGTTCTAGGTCTACGCCTTCTTCTAAAGTAAATAGGTTGTATCTAGTCGGAAAGTTTGACGTATCTAAGCCCGCCCAAAGAATAGGCTCGCTAGCCGTGTTAAATTCGCCCTCAAAGACGAACAAGTAAAAAGGGTCTACTATTGTAGTAACCTCGTTTAAGGTTAAAGCAAACGTATTTATTTCCCCTTTTTCAATGTAAATCATAACAATATTAAATTTTATTTGGGACTTGTTCAAATAGAAAACCCCCTACTAAGAGGGGGTCTACTAGGTTTGGTTGCAAGAAAATTAAACGAGTAAGCCCGCAATAATAGCTGGATCGACCTCATATGCGAGCGTCTCATTTTCAGCCAAAAGCGTAAGGCTGTACTTACTGCCATCTGCACGGGTAACCCCAGAGCCTTCGCCGTAAGCGCTTACTTGTAAGTACGGGAAGTACCAATATTTTCCGTTTGCGTCACCAACAACGGCATTCAAGTATTGTTGGCCAGCGCCAAGAACTTTGATTGCGCGGCTTTTTTCTTGGTCGCGTCGGTGAAACATTAAGTTAATAGTTTGAGTAACGTAAGAAGAACCATTCACTAGGTCAATAGTTCCGTCTTCGGTAAAGCTTCCCGTATTACGTTTGAACTCCAAAGCAACGTAAGGCGCAGTGTGGGTAATTGCGGTAACTTCCCAGTTAGTTCCTGTCTCGTTGGTTGTAATTCCCGTAATGTTATCTTGTTGGTTAATTAATAGGGTGTAAATTCCCCCGCTATTATTGTCGCATGATTTGAGGATCTCCTCGAGTGTACTACATGACATCGTATAAAATTTTTAAGGTTATAAAAAAGGGCGGCGTTTTATGGCCGCCCCGTATGTTTTAATTGTTGGTTAAATACTAGTCAAAACAAACGTTGTAAACAACAATTTGTGAAGGGTTAGTATAATGAAAACCAGCTTTCAAGTTCGCACGTGTACGAATGTAAGGCTCAGCTACTGAGTCAGAAAGGTTAACCGCTTTCAATGCTTTAGAGTCACCTTCAGCGTCGAACGCGTAGATAAGGTCTGTCTTAAGAGCAAGAACCATAGTGTTAACTGGCATGCCCTCAGCAAGAACAATCTTAATACCTAAGAAAGTAGGTGCAAGCGGTGCAGTAACGTAAGTCAAAGTGTTACCTGAAGCGGCGGCAATTTGGTAGTTTACGAAAACGTCGCTAGAAACGAACAAACGAAGGTCAGCGCGCTTAGCTTGAACGGCAGCAGGTGAAGCCTGAAGAACCGCAGTCATGCGAGCCAATACGTTTGAACTATCAATAGCACCTGAGTAAAGGCCGTTTACTGCTGTGTCTGCGCACAATCTTTTTAAGTAGCCGTCACACAAAGAAAGAACTGGGTCTTCGCTTGTAGTGTCACCTTGCCAACGGATAAGTTCGAGGTCGTTACCGATACGAGCAGCCATTTCAGTCCAGTAGTAAGACATGAAAGAAGCAACTGTAAAGTCGCCGTTTGAACCTTGAGACATTTGCAAAGCAAGGAAAGATTGCTCGAGGTCGAATTGGCAGATTTGTGCCATTGCAGAAAGCGCACATACATCGATGTCTACTGCGTCGAGGTTGTCGCTAGGGGCGCTGAAGTTGCACGTACTTGGGGCGAGGATGTTACCAAATGTTACGTTGGCAAGTTTAGTAGCTGACTTAATCGAAGGCAATGTGCGGTAATTGTCCGCGATGTCTTCGGTTAAATAAGCCTTTGAGTAAAACTCGTCTGGGTTAGGACATAACAACGCGTTTGTGTCTACGTCCAAGTCAAATTTTAGGTTTCTAATCATTGTTTTTGGTTTTTATTGTTTGGTTTTTATTTACTTGTTTGATGCGCGGAACGCTTTAAATTTATCGAAAGCCGACATTTTTGTTTCTTTTGCCATTTCCATTTCGTCTTCGATTTCTTCTTTAGCCACGCCGAGTTCTTCGATTTGGTTTTTAAGGTCTGCAATCATGCCGATTAATGCACGCTCGCGTTCTTCGATAAAAGGTGTTACAATAGCTAAGATTGCTTCAGCGTCTGCCGTTGGGTCTACTGCCATTTCGGTTTCTACTTCTTCTTCGACTACTTCTTCTTCGGTTACGCTTGTGTCCTCCATAGCTACTTCTTCGGTCGTTTCTTCTGCGACTTCTTCGGCGGCCATTTCGACTTCTTCTTTTTCTACTTCTTTAATTTCGACAACTTGGCCGTCCTTAACTACGTAGATTTTACCTTCAATGAGGTGTTCTCCGTCTGGGAAATTCATGTTATATTTAGTTAATTGGTTACTTAATTTCATACCCAAAAAGCCCTCGATTGAAAACCCTAATTGTTCGTCTTTAACTAGCTTGTTGTAATACTCGGCATCGGTAATTTGAGCCGTTAACATTAAAGTACCTTTAGGAACTTCTATCCCGTAGGTTGTAAGCGCTTTGTCTTGGGTAGGGTTTTCGACTATCCACGCTTCAAGAATGTAAGCGGGAACTTCTTTACTAGGGTCATGCTCTAAGTTAAACACGTTCCTATTTTGTAGGTCGCGCATAAACTTAACGTAAATTTGTTCGATTGTTTGTTCTTCGAACTGCACGTAGTATTCGCCCGCTTCGTCGTCGCGTCTGTAAATTTCCATTGGGATCATTGCGGGCGCGGTAACGCGGTATTTTAACTCGTCGCTAAAGAAACGTTTTGTAACGTTTGCAAAGGCCATGCCCTTAACTTTTATAGCTGGATTTGAAGTAAAGGCTATTTGTTCAATGCCTAAGTCTTCGCCGTCGGAGTATTCGGGGTCGATTGTTATTTTGTAAATGGGTAAGTCGTTTACCATAACCATATTAAAAAACCCTTATATTTGTTCAAAAAAAACTATGGTAACAATTTGTAACAAAGACATTCCGAACGAGTTAAACGAGTTAACTATTCAGCAGTTCGAAGACATTACGGAAATCCATGCTAATCAAAAGCTAGACAACGTCGAAAAACATCTAGAGGTGTTTAAGTATATGGGCGTTCCTGAGGTCGAAGACATGGAGTTTGAAGATTTTAAAGAAGCAATCCGTCTTTTTAACACGGCCAAAACACCCGAAGGTATCTTATTAAAGCGTTTTGAAAACGACGGGTATACTTACCAAGCCTACGACCAAGACTTTAAGCTTACGGCTAAAGACACAAAGCATATTGAAAAGATTTTAGCTAGCAAACACAAAGGGTTTATTTCCGAAGCGTTGGCGGTAATCTTTAAAAGAACGGACCTAAGCAAAACCGAACACTACACGGACGCGCACATTAAACTTAAGTCTAAAATTATTCGTGAAATGCCAGCCGAAGTAGCCGTGCCTTACCTAGTAGCTATTGCCGAAACAATTAACAAACAAGTCGAAAGCTTAAATGATAGTACCGAAGGGGT